TGCTCTGCCTATGTGAACAGCCTGTCCGGAAAAGAGTATTGGGAAGCTGCGCAGGTGAATGCACAGAAGGATATTTATTTTATCATCCGGTACTGTTCGGAAGTAGCTGGAATGGATACGGAGCATTACCGGATTCTGTTCCGGGGACAGGTTTACAACATCACGTTCCTGGATAACGTGAAATACCAGAACCGGATTTTGAAGCTGCGGTCTTCCCTGGCAAAGAGGTGATGGAATGTCAGACAATCAGAGGGTGACAGTGAACCAGATGGCGGATGCCATTATGGAAGGGCTGCAGGAATATGCCCAGCTTGCCACGGATGTAATGAAGGACTGTGTGAACAAAGCCGGGAACACGGTGAAGAAGGAAACGCAGGCGGGCGCCCCGGTGAAGACCGGGCGGTATCAGAAAAGCTGGACGGTGAAGCGGCAGAAGGAGATCGGCAATACGCTGGAGGTGGTGGTACACAGCAGGAACCGCTACCAGCTTACCCATCTGCTGGAGAAAGGCCATGCGAAGCGTGGCGGCGGCAGGGTGAGAGCAATCCCCCATATTGCCCCGGCGGAGGAAAAAGGAATCCGGGAACTGGAAGAAGGCATCAGAAGGGGGCTTTCCAAATGAGCCATGAAGAAGTATTGGGAATGATGGGGGAAATGGGGCTCCCCTTTGCTTATGACCACTTTGTGGAAGGGGAAGCGCCAGAACCGCCGTTCCTTGTATTTTTGTACCCGAAGGCTGTGAATTTTGCGGCGGACGGGGTTGCGTATTTTAAGACCAACCAGCTTGACATAGAGCTCTACACGGATCTGAAACAGCCGGAGCTGGAGGAAGCCATAGAAGCGGTACTGCTAAAGCACGGCATCTTCTATGGAAAGAGTGAGGTGTGGATTGAATCGGAAAAGCTCTATGAAGTGCTGTATGAGATGGAGGTTTGACTATGAATAATAAAGTGAAGTTTAATATCTGCAATTGCCATTATGCATTGCAGAAGCTGTCGGAGACGGGGGAGATCACCTTTGACACTCCGGTAGCGATGCCTGGCGCGGTATCCCTGGCGCTGGACCCAAACGGGGAGCCCGAATCCTTTTATGCGGATGGCATTGAGTATTATATCATTGCCAACAACATGGGGTATGACGGTGACCTGGAACTGGCACTGATTCCGGAGAGTTTCCGTACCGATGTGCTGAAAGAGGAAGTGGACACCAATGAGGTGCTGGTGGAGAATGCCAACTCCGAGACGGCAGCTTTTGCCCTGCTCTTTGAGTTTGACGGGGATATCCGTAAAATTCGGCATGTGCTGTATAACTGTTCTGCAAGCCGCCCGAAGATCGAGGGCAAGACCAATGAGGAGAGCCGGGAGGTGCAGACGGAGACGCTGACTGTCAAGGCAAGGCCGCTGGCAAGCGGATATGTGAAGGCAAAGACCGGGAATAAGACGGCGGCGGCAACGTATGTGGACTGGTATAAGGCGGTCTATCTGCCGACACCGAAGGACGCAGAGGAAGGACAGGGTTAAAGGAGGCTGAAAGGAAATGAGCATTGTAAAGAAGATTGAGATTGACGGACAGGATGTCTTGTTTAAGGCATCCGCAGCGATTCCGAGGATTTATAGATTGAAGTTCCAGAGGGATATCTATAAGGACCTGCGGATTCTGGAAAAGAGCATCGGGGAAGGGGATGAAGAACATTCAAACCTTGACCTGTTTTCTTTGGAGATGTTTGAGAATATCGCCTACACCATGGCGAAGCACGCAGACCCAGCAATCCCGGATGACGTGGAGGAATGGCTGGACGGGTTCAATACGTTTTCTATCTATCAGGTGCTGCCGGAGCTTATCAGGCTGTGGGGGCTGAACGTGCAGACGGATGTGGAGGCTAAAAAAAACTTCGTCCAACAGAGCGTGAAATGACAACGCCGTTATTCCTGCTCCGGTGCGTACAGTTGGGGATATCCATGGCGGATATGGAACTGCTGTCTATCGGGCTAATCAATGATATGTATGCGGAGCAGGTAAATGACGGATACCGGTACTGTGAGCTTGGAACGCAGGCAGATATGGATCGGTTCTGATTGATAATGAGGCCTTTTTCTGCTATGATGTATAGCGGAAAAAGACCGTTTAGAAAGAAGGTATGTACATGGAGAAGGATAAAAAGTATTATTTAGAAACAAATGCAATTTATTCTCTTATAAATAAAATAGAAACATTTGTTGATAGTTGTGAAGTGGCAACATCACTATATGCTTATGAGGAGATAATTGAAGGAATAGACGAACAGCAATACCATAGAAGAAAGGTAATACTTAATAAGTTAAAAGAATCAAGGTTAAAAATTTATCCCTATTTACCAATAGAGTGTATTGCAATTTCGTTTGGACTCGATATTTCTCAATTTCCTATAGTGCAAAGAAAAAAAGAGTTGCTTTGGACAAAGGTTAATCTTGTCATTTCTAGCGATGATTTCAAAATTTATGCCGGAAGATTAAAAGAAATTACTGGTATGGAAGTAGCGGTTGAAAAAGCAGAGAATGATGAGTATGAAAAAAAAGCAACAAATAAATTGAGAGAAGTGATTCAAGAAAACCACGCCAACATTAAAAACATCAAAGAAGAACAGAAAAGAAATCCAACATACCATCAGATAGATATAAATAAAATATTTGCTGAAGATAAAACGACACATGAAATTGAAAGGGATATGCTTATACGTTTTTTGGATGAATGCAAAATTGGATATGAAGAGGAAGATATAGAGGAAGTAATTGAAAGATATGATGGTAGACAATTGGTAGCTTTTATTTTAGGTGAACAATTTTATATGTGGAATCGAAGTTATTATATGAAACTATCTGGAAGAAATGATCTTTCAGATTTAACACATTTATTGTACTTAAAGGACGAAAATTATGTAATTGTATCGGATGATAAAATTTTTGAGAAAGTAACTTTAAAAGATATGAGAATAACTTGCAATGAATTTTTGAATTTGAAAAAAAAGATATAATTACTAATACATAAGGCGTTTGTCAGAAATGGCAGGCGCTTTTTTCATGTTGTATTGGAGCCAGTGACGGCTCCATTTTTCGTGGGAGAAAGGCAGGTGAGGTTTCGTGGCATCCAGAATACAGGGTATTACGGTGGAGATCGGCGGGGATACCACGAAGCTCTCCACAGCTCTTTCAAAGGTAAATAAGGAAATCAGGAATACGCAAAGCCAGCTTAAAGATGTGAACAAGCTCCTGAAGCTGGACCCGGGCAATACAGACTTGATGGCGCAGAAGCAGAAACTTCTGACACAGGCCATTAGCGAAACGAAAGAGAAGCTGGATGCCTTGAAGCTGGCAGGCCAGCAGGCGAATGACGCACTGGCGAGAGGGGAGATCAGCCAGAGCCAGTATGATGCGCTCCAAAGGGAAATTGTGGAGACGGAAAAAGCCCTGGAGGAATTGGAGAAGCAGGCGGATAAGTCTGCGGTGGCGCTGCAGAAGATCGGGGCAACCGGGGAGAAACTGAAAACTGCGGGTTCTTCCATTGAAGGGGTCGGGAAAAAGCTGATGCCTGTTACGGCAGCAGTGGGAGGGATTGCTACAGCGGCGGTAAAGGTAGCGTCCGATTTTGATTCCGCTATGAGCCAGGTGGCGGCGGTGTCTGGTGCCACGGGGAAGGAACTGGATGCTTTGCGGGAGAAAGCCCGTGAGATGGGAAGCAAGACGAAGTTCTCCGCTTCCGAGGCGGCGGAGGCCATGAACTACATGGCTATGGCCGGATGGAAAACCGGAGATATGCTGGACGGCATTGAGGGGATCATGAACCTTGCCGCTGCTTCCGGGGAGGATTTGGCAATCACATCCGATATTGTGACGGATGCCTTGACCGCACTGGGGCTGTCGGCAGCAGACTCCGGGCATTTTGCGGATATCCTTGCGGCGGCGAGCAGCAATGCCAACACGAATGTTTCTTTGATGGGGGAGACGTTCAAGTATTGTGCGCCTGTGGCCGGGGCATTGGGATTTACGGCGGAGGATACGGCGGAAGCCATCGGCCTGATGGCGAATGCGGGCATCAAGTCTTCCCAGGCAGGCACTGCCATGCGTACCATGCTGACCATCCAGACCACCAATACGGACGGGAGCATGAGGAGCCTTGGGAAAATCCTAGCAGACTGCCGGGTGGCGTTTTCCCAAATGTCCGAGTCGGAGCAGGCGGCCAATGCGGAGGCTCTGGTGGGAAAGAATGCCATGAGCGGTTTCCTTGCGGTAATGAATGCGGCTCCGGCGGATATCGAAAAGCTGAACAGCGCCATCAATAACTGTGACGGCACAGCGGAAAAAATGGCGGCCACCATGCAGGATAATCTTGCAGGGCAGCTCACCATCTTAAAGAGCCAGTTGGAGGAGCTTGCTATCTCCATCGGGGAAATACTGATGCCGTCTATCCGGCAGATTGTCGGGTGGATTCAGGGGCTGGTGGACTGGCTGAACGGGCTGGATGAAGGCACGAAGAAGATCATTGTCACCATTGCTCTGGTGGCGGCTGCCATTGCCCCGGTGCTGATTGTGATTGGCAAGGTGGTGGGAGCTATCGGAACCATTATGACCGTGATTCTGCAGATTGCGGGGGCTGTTTCTGGTGTGGTTGGTTTTGTGTCCGGTACGGTAATCCCTGCGATCACAGCAGTAGTGGCAGCAATCGGATGGGTGCCGATTGCCATAGCAGCGGTGATTGCCATTATCGTGCTGCTGTGGAATAAATGTGAATGGCTCCGGGAAGTAGTTATTGCAGTGTGGGAAGCGATTAAGTCAGCGACTATTGCGGCATGGAACGCTATCGGAACATTTTTGACAAATCTGTGGAGCGGTATCGTGGAAACAGGGAAGACAGTCTTTCAAGGGCTTTCTTCCTTTTTTACTGCCTGCTGGCAGGGAATACAGGCGATGTTCACTACGGTACTGACTGCAATTGCAGAATTTTTTGGCACCATCTGGAGTGTAATCCAGACTACGGTAGTAACTGTCTGTACGGCAATTCAGACATTCCTGACTACAGCATGGACGGCGATTAAAACGGTTATCACCACGGTTCTGGCGGTCATCCAGACGGTATTTGCTAGTACGTGGAATGCCATAAAAGCAGTTGTGACAGCAGTGATGTCTGCAATCCAGAATTTTGTCATTACTGCATGGAATACGATAAAATTTATAGTGACTACGGTGATGAATGCCATCCGTTCTGTGGTGTCCAGCGTGTGGAATAATGTGAAATCCGTGACTTCTTCGGTACTGAATACGGTAAAGTCGGCGGTTTCCACGGTATTTAACAACGTGGTTTCCAGTATCCGGACGGCTATGGGGAATGTTTACAGTGCAGTTGTGTCCGGGTTTAACCAGGCAGTCAGCTTTATTACCGGGCTGGCTTCCAGTGCGTTCCGGTGGGGAGCCGACCTGATTAACGGTATTGTAAATGGCATCCGCAGTGCTATTGGAAATGTGATTCGTGCGGTATCGGATGTGGCAAACGCCATCCGCTCCCACCTGCATTTCTCCGTGCCGGATGAAGGTCCGCTGACGGATTATGAAAGCTGGATGCCGGACTTTATGAAAGGGCTGGCACAGGGTATTGAGAAGAGTAAGGGATTGGTAAAAAGTGCGGTGGAAGGTGTGGCTGCGGACATGGTCATCAGCCCGAAGGTATCAGCAGTGGAGGCGGCGCAGATGCAGGTTTCTTCCATGAATTCCATCCGGCAGATGGTAAGCGGCATCCAGGAGATGTTTGCAGGGATG